CATTAATTCTGGAGTTGCATCGTTTAGCAATATTGAGATCTGTCAGGGAACATTTCTAAGAAAGTCATTTGTTGTTGATGGATCTCTTGATCAAAGATTTATTCTTGATAACTCTTTTATTGACACTGGAACAATTGTCGTTTATGTTAAAGGTCTGAGTGACACTGGATTAGGTAGAGAATATCTTAAAGTTGATAATATTCTGAAGGTTGATGGAACTTCAGAAATTTATTTAATTCAAGAAGTACAAGATGAAAAGTATGAACTTCTGTTTGGTGATGGATACTTTGGTAAAAAGTTAGATAACGGTGCAGTTATTACAGTATCTTATATTGTAACTGATGGAAAGGAAGGAAATGGTGCATCTAATTTCTCTTTCTCTGGTAGATTTTTAGATGATAATAATGCAGTAGTCATCCCAACAAATGCAATTACTGTTACAACAGTATCTTCATCAGCAAATGGTGGAGATATTGAACCAGTCGATTCTATCAAGTACTTTGCTCCTCGTCTGTATTCTTCACAGTATCGTGCAGTAACGGCACGTGACTATGAAGCAATTATTCAATCGATCTATCCAAATACAGAATCAGTATCAGTCGTTGGTGGAGAAGAATTAGATCCCCCACAATTTGGAAATGTTTTGATTAGCATTAAACCAAAGAATGGTGACTATGTTTCTGATTTTGATAAGCAGACAATTTTAAGTAAATTAAAAAATTATACTCTATCGGGAATCAATCAGCAAATTGTTGATCTAAAAGTTCTTTATGTTGAAATTGATTCTGCAATTTACTATAACACTGCTCAAGTTACAAATGTCAATGACCTGAAGACTAAAGTTATTTCTACTCTGAACACATTTGCAACTTCAAACATCAATAAGTTTGGTGGCAGATTCAAATATAGTAGATTGTGCCAAAGTATTGACAACGTTGACAATGCAATTACTTCAAATATCACTAGAGTGATTATGAGAAGGAATCTAAAAGCATCAATTAACAATCCAGCACAATATGAACTTTGCTTTGGAAATTCATTCCATTACAATCCAGATGGATTTAATATCAAGAGTACTGGGTTTACTCTTGCTAGCAGAACTGGAACATTTTATTTCACTGATGTACCTAATGGTGATGGAATGGGAGTTTTATCTGTTGTTAGAGAAAAAAATGATAAAGGTGAGTATGTAATTGAAATTCAATCAGCAGGAACCATAAACTATACAACTGGTGAAATAATGATTAATACGATTAACATTACATCAACAGTTGTGGAAAACAATATTATTGAAATTCAAGCATATCCAGAATCGAATGATGTGATTGGATTAAAAGACTTGTATTTGAGTTTTTCTGTTGCCAAGAGCAAGATAAATATGGTTAAGGATACTATTACCTCAGGGGAACAGATATCTGGCGTAGGTTATAAAACAACTTCAAGCTACTTAAACGGAGAACTAAAGAGGGTATAAGATGATACAAACTGGGTTTGAAAGAAGAGTAAAAGTTCAACAAATAATTGAAAATCAATTACCAGAGTTCATACTTTCTGAAAGTCCTAAAGCAGCAGAATTTTTAAAGCAATATTATATTTCGCAAGAATATCAGAGTGGTCCATCTGATATTGCACAGAATCTTGATCAATATTTAAAATTAGATAATTTAACTCCAGAAGTTATTACTGGAGAAACAACACTGTATTCTGGAATTTCTTCAACAACTGATACCGTACAAGTATATTCAACTAAGGGATTTCCTCAAGAGTACGGGTTATTTCAAGTTGACGATGAAATTTTTACATATACTGGAATTACTACCAATACTTTTACTGGATGTATTCGTGGATTTAGTGGAATTACAACGTATAGAACAGATTTAAATCCAGAAGAATTAGTATTTAAAGATACTGAGCAAGCATCACATACTGCTGGAACTAAAGTAAAAAATCTAAGTTCTGTATTTTTACAAGAGTTTTATAAAAAGTTAAAATATACCTTCACACCAGGTCTCGAAGACGTTGATTTTGTTTCAAATCTTGATGTCAATAATTTTATTAAAGAAGCAAGAAGTTTTTATGAAGCAAAAGGAACAGAAGAATCTTTTAGAATTCTATTTAATGTTCTTTATGGCGTAACACCAAAGGTTGTTGATCTTGAAGAATTTTTAATCAAACCATCTTCCTCTGAATTTTTAAGAAGAGAAATTGTAATTGCAGAAAGAATTTCTGGTGATCCAAATAAACTTGTAGGACAAACAATTAAAAAATCAACTGATGAAGCAACACAAGCATCCGTTTCTGAAGTTGAAATCTTTACAAGATCTGGAGTAAGCACATATTTTAAAATTGGTTTATTTGTTGGATTTGATGATAAAGATTTAATTGAAGGTACTTTTAATATTCAACCACAAACCAAAGTAATTAGTCCAGTTTCTGTTGGATCTTCAGTTATTACTGTTGACTCTACAATTGGATTTGGTGTGACTGGAACTCTTATTTCCGGTAATAATATTATCACTTATTCTGATAAAACAGTTAACCAATTTCTTGGTTGCTCCAATATAACAAATTCTATTAACACCAAAGACAAGATTAGAACAAGTGAAGTTTTCTTTGGTTATGAGAATGGAGATCCAAATAAAAAGGTAGAAATTAGACTTACTGGTGTTTTATCAGATTTTAATCAAATTAATGACATTACTCTTGCAACTGAAGGGCAAAAAGTCTATACAAAAAATGTTGGAGAAAAAATTAAAAATCCACAAGACGATAAAACTTATAAGCAGTTAGTCGCCAATAGTTGGATTTACAATACAAGTTCTAGATTTGAAGTTGATGCAATCAGCGGATCGTCCTTTACACTTAAGTCCGAAATAGACAAATCGAGATTGAGTGTTGGCGATACTGTTGATATTTTATTAGGATCTACTGAAAATGTTGCACATTCTAATGCTGTTGTTGCTTCAATCAATTCGACAACAAAACAAATTACATTAAACAACTTAATTGGTTTTGTTGCGGATCCAACATTAAATTATACTATTAGGAGAAAAATAAAAACCGCAAGTAGTTCTGGTTCTCCTTTAGCATATAGTGATATTATAAGCGATATTCAGAACTTTTATAATGAAAATGATGAATATTTTTATGTTGCATCAAATTCCTTACCATCATATGAAATTACTAAAAACGTAACAAAAGCAATAATAACTTCTGCAAGCGGTAGTTCATTGCAAGGTTATAATTCAGAAACTGCCAAGTATTCAATTTTATCATTTTCTAATACAGTTCCATTCATAACTGGTGATGAAGTAATCTACAAACCATCATCTACATCATTGGATGGACTTGTTGCTGGAGCATCATACTATGTAAAAGTCCTTACACTAGACAATCAGATCAAATTATATCAATCAAGATCTTTAATTGAAAGTGACTCTTATGTAGAATTTTTATCTACAGATACTTCTGGATCTCATACTTTTACTTTATACTCCCAAAAAGAAGGATTAATCTATCCACAAAAACTTCTTAAAAAATTCCCACTGTCTCAAAATATTAAAACTGGAAATAACACAAGCACAACATCAGGATCTGTTGGAATGCTTGTTAATGGTGTTGAAGTAATTAACTACAAATCTGATGATGAAATTTATTATGGTCCAGTTGAAAAAGTTAGACTTTATAGTGGTGGTGATGGATATGATGTAATTAACCCTCCAAGTATTGTCATTGATAATTCTGTGGTTTCTGGTGGAACAACGGCTCTTGTTAGACCTGTTGTTGCTGGAATTATTTCTTCTATTGTAGTAGATCCTCAAGATTTTGATTTAAAAGATGTATTTTCTGTTACTATATCTGGAGGAAATGGTAAAGGTGCTATTTTAGAACCAGTTTTAGAAACAAGATATAGAGAAGTTGAATTTGATTCAAGAGAATCAACTGGGGGTGGAGGTATTGATATTTCTAATGAAACTATTACATTCACAACAAATCATAATTTTGTAGATGGTCAACCAGTTGTTTATAATAGAAATGGCAATGATCCAATTGGCATAGGATCATTTGGTCAAAGTAATATCAATCAACTTGCGACATTAAGTAGTGGATCAGTTTACTATGTTGAAGTTGTTAATAATAATTCAATTAAACTTTACGAAACACTTTCAAATTATAATAGTGGAATCAATACGGTAGGTTTTACATCTTCAGTTACTCAAGGCATTCATAAGTTTAGAACATATGAAGGTAAGAAAACATTAAAATCCATAAAGGTCATAAATCCTGGAAGTGGTTTTACTAACAGAAAGTTAATTGTTAAACCCGAAAATATTTCTGTAGTTGATAATTCAATTAATTTTGATGATCATGGATTTGCAGATGGCGATATTATT